TGGTCTTGAGGGCTGGGTGAATGTGAATACCGATTTCTCTAACGCTGGCCACGGCGGAGGTATCCTTCTAGGCCAACAAGATAATGATATCTTTGGCACAACCGACTTAATCGGTTATTCTTCCAGCAATAACCCGACAAAAATAATTCGTCGGTACTAACAATTTGGGAAATTGACGATGGCCGGAACACTACTTAGCAAGCTCAAGGTAATTGTGCCTAATCGGTTTAAGCCGAAAGGGAGTACACAAACTGCGACCTATAACGCAGAGAACAACACAGAAGTCCTATCGCTCCCAGATTATCGGGAACACCTAGAAGATATCTATTCAAGTCGAGTTTCGGATAACTCACAAACACTCATTATGAAGCTTGTTAAGTCCGACCCTGATGCGTCAGCCGCATTAGGCGCGTATCTAACTACGGCTGGGAGCTCTATCCCGTATATTGTTGTAAAAGACCCCGACGGGGCGATTGACCGCGATGGCGCCAAGATAGTTAATGAACTTATTGAAGCCTTAGAGACCCGCCGCGACTACTCTAAAGGTTATTTAAGACCTAAGACTCTGCGAGAACTATCAGAAGAATTCCGCTACATGTTATTAGCCCGAGGTGGTATAGGCTGTGAAACGGTATTTGGGGATCAACTTCAATTAACCGAGCTTCGCAATATCGATATGGCCAGTATTCGATGGCAAGAAAAAGAGCCTGGGAAAATGGTGCCGTGGCAAGACCAAGGGGGCGGGGACCCAATTAAAATGGATATCCCTTCTTTCTTCGTAGCTTGGTACCGAAAATCACCTATTGAAGCTTACGGCCATAGCCCCTTCGTTAGTGCAATTAATACCATGGCAGCAAGGCAACAGGTGATTAATGACTTGTATCGAATCATGCAAGTTACAGGGTTCCCGCGAATCGCTATCAAGGTACTTGAAGAAGTCTTGGTGAAAAATGCTCCGGCTGACGTTAAAGTAGACCCGCAAAAACTAAGAACCTATATTTCTCAACGCCGCCAAGATATTGGAAGCGCGTTTGCTTCGCTGCGTCCAGACCAAGCGATGGTTCACACCGACAGTGCTGAAGTTTCAATGCTTAATGAAAAGAACCCCGCAACAGGTATTAAAATTCAGGAAGTGATTGATACGCTTAACGCCCAAAACCAAGCAGGGTTAAAGACGATGGCCACGGTACTTGGTAGGGGTGAATCGGGTGTAAATACCGCGACGGTTGAAGCGAACTTGTTTGCCAAAGCTGCCGATAGTTTGAATGAGCCTATCGGAGAAATCCTAGGCAGCATGCTTACGATGGCTTTACGTATGCAAGGCTCCGAGAGTCGAGTTATTGTCAGATTCCCTAATATTGATTTGCGTTCGGAGCTTGAGCTAGAGGCCCAATTGAACTTGAAGTCAAACCGCTTGCGAACCGACCTAAGTGATGGGTTGATAACCGACGATGATTACCATATTGCCATGTACCGTCGCATTAGACCGGACTCGGTAGCTGAGCTAAGTGGAACGGGGTTTATTGGCGGCGCTATGGAAGTAGAAGCAGAAAAAGTAAGCCCTAATTCTGACCCGCAAGGACGTTCTGTTAGTCGCGCTTCAGACAAAAGTGCGAAGTCTAACGCTAACCAGTCTTAAGGTTAATTTTTAATCGGGCTTGGCAACGCGATTGAAAAGCCCTAAGATAATCGAAAATTTGGATGGAAATTGACGATGGCTAAACGGCTAACCCTCACTGAGCGTATCAAATCGCTTATCACCGCAGCCGCGGGTGATGAAATAGACTTTTCGCAGATTGCAGCGTATGAGAGCGTTGCGGCATCTACTCGTCCAATCAATCAACCAAGCACAGCCTATCATGGCGCACAAATGACAGAAGGCTTTCTGTCACAGATGGCCGCGTACTACAAAGAAGAAAGTGTCCCTATTCAGGTCATGCATAATGGTCAGATGCTACCTGTAGGTAAGGTTTTTGCCGCAGATACCTATAGCGCGGATGAAGGACACACGGACTTAAACGTTCTTTTCTATGTCGATGCTGAAGGCCCTTACGCCCGAGATATTGACCTTTCTATTCTAGATGAGGTTTCTGTCGGGGCAGCTCCCAATCACGCGTACTGTTCTGAATGTAATTTCGACTATATGGCCGAAGGCAACGAAATGAGTTTCTGGTTTCGTGAATGTGATAATGGCCATCGAATTGGTGAGAACGGAACCCACCTTCGATTAACCGACCTCCGTGCTTGGAAAGAATTATCACTCGTGAACAAAGGCGCGAGTAATAAACCGAAGATACTTGGCTCTGCCAAGCAACGTCTGGGCAAAGACGCATATAACCAGCTTGCCGCTTCAAGTTCTCCTGAAGCCGTACAGTACAGTTATATGACTTGCTCCCCCACTCAAAGTGAAACAACAGGTGAAACTATGGATTTATCAGCTTTAACAAACCAAGTTTCTACGTTGTCCGCAGCTAACGGCAAGCTAGAAGTTAAACTCGAAACGGCAGAGGCAGCGCTTACCGCTTCTCAGTCGGAAGTTGCCGCGCTGAAAGGACAAGTAGAAGAACTAAATACGAAGATTGAAAATGGTTCTGAGACCAAACTTCAATCTGATCTTTCAGCCGCTCAAGCGCAACTTGAAACGGCGAACAAAATTGTCGGCGTGTTCGATGAACAACTAAAACTGGCTGCGGTTGCAGCGGGTTTGACGTTGGCTGAAGACGCCAGCGCTGACGAGAAAATTGAGCTGTTAAAACAAGCTCAAATTAAACTGGCAGCAATCCCAAGGGGTGGTGTTGGCAAAGGTGCGGATACACCGGAAGCTGACGACGTTCTGGTGCTTACTGCCGCGCATAACAGTGCGTTTGTTTCTAATCGATAAGGGGAAGAGTCATGCAAATTGGCGATTTACAACATAAGGGTATCCGCACTGAATCCGCGGCAGCATCATTCTATCTAGATGCCTCAATCACGGGTTTTGCGGACGTTGGTAAACCGGTTTCGGTAACCGGAGATTTTACGGTGGGCTTTGGTGCTGCAGATGATGAGATTCTAGGTTACCTAGAGTCTTATGAAAACCGTGAAGTTGAAGGCGTAAAAATGGGTGCTGTGTCATGGCATATGTGTGCCGAGTTTGAATACGCGGGTACAGCTCCGACAGTGGGTGGCCACGTAGTATCAAACGGTGACGGTAAAGTAAAAGCTGCCGGAGCCAACGCGGGTCGCAACGTGGTTGTTGCCGCCGTTGATACCACTAACAATATGGTATCTGTAATCTTCCGTTAATTCGGAAGATTCGCACCACAAATAAAAATTTGGAGATTGACGATGCAAGCAGCAAATCTTAGTCAGATTAAACGCGCCCCACTTAACGTGGTTTTAGCGGGTATTAATAGTGAGCACAGCGACGAATCTATTCGCGCTGGCGTAAAGCTGGTACAAGCAGCAAAACAATACGGTATTAACGTTCGTGATTACCTAAACCTAGCGGTCGATGTAAACGCATCGAACGACCCTACAAACGGCAAAAATTTCCGTTTGGCTAACGGTAACTTAATGACAGGTTATCAAGCAGCCATTATGGATTTGAACCTCCCGTTTAAAAATGCTTTTGAGCAAGGTATTACCCTTCAAGCTGCAGCGGATACTTTCAGTGCACGCCCAGGCTCTCGCGCACTTTTCCCAGAAGTTATCGATGATATGCTTCAATGGAATACGCGCCAAGATATGTTCGAATCAACGGCACCTATGGTGGCACAGACCCGAACTATCACCGGCCACGAGCTTATTACCACCGCAATTCTTGACGATCAAGGCCAGCTAAATACTTCGCCTATCGCGGAACTTGCAAACATTCCGATGCAGACTATCAAAAGCTCTGAGAAGTCGGTTAAGTTCTTCAAGCATGGTTCAGGTATCCGTACCTCATACGAATTTGAACGTCGTGTGAGCCTAGATATCCTGACTCCATATGCGGCCCGTATTGCGCGTAACAAAGAAATCAGCAAAGTGAAGATGGCAACCTCGCTATTGATCAATGGTGATGGTGTTCACGAAGCTGCAGAAGTGGTTCCAGCTTCTAATTATAAAGATTGGGATGCGGCTAAAGGCCTTAAAGGTAACTATGTTGCCTTAGCGGACTTCTTGGCGCAACGTGCGCGTAAAGGCGTACCGGTTGATACTATCGTAGGTAACTACGATATGTGGCTAGAACTGTTCCTAATGTTCTTACCAACTCAACCTAACGGTAAGTCTACCTCTGAAATTCTTCAGGAGAACGGTGGTCCTCGCGTTGCACTAGCAATGGACTTCCTAAATGGTGTTAACTTCCACATTTCAAGCTCAGCGCCAGCCGGTAAGCTGATTTGTTATTCGAAGGCTGACACGCTGGAAGAACTTATCGAAGCCGGTTCTGTACTGTCTGAGTCTGAGACAGCAATCAAGAACCAGTCGATTACTTATGTGAAAACTGAGAACTCAGGCTATCGCCTAGTTTACGGTGATACCCGCGTAATCTTCGATACTGAGG